ACGGTAAATACTCATGAAGTCTTTCAATTGTTTTTTTACGGGCATCATCAAGTGCTGCTGCTGCATCATCGATGGAGCGCACCAGGTAGTAATTGTTCACCGTCTGCTCAAAAAGAATTTGGATCTGGGTTTGGCGGCCTTTAAGGGTTTTGACTTCAAGCCATACTCCAACAGGGATCCCACTGACCAGAAGCTGGCAGTAGATGTCGGCCATGCCTTTGTTGGGTGCCGGGCGGTAGGATCCAGGGCGTCCTGGAATGGGTGTGCCGATCACGTTCATCCTGAACATTTGAACACCTTCCTGGTATCTCCCCCATTCCAGAATCGCCTTCTGGATATTTGCTTCTGTCTGTCTCACTCTCCGAAAAGCCTCCTGGCTTCCCTGAGAAGATGGTTCTTTTCCTCTGCCACCCTCCGCACCGTGTCGGTTTTCCTCAACTCTGGGCTGAGGAGTTGAATGAAGTGGTCGATGGTTTCGGCCAGCTGTCGGTTCGACTTCGTGTTTTGTTCCAGGGCAGTAGCAAGTTCACAATCTTTTTTCGCTTCCATGCGTTTTTAACTTGTACATAATGATCATGAATGTAAATATACAATCATGATTTGATCGTCTAGCAATTAAGCTAACGAAATCCGATCATGAATGTCAACAATTTTTTTTGAGGTCCAAAATGAAAAAGCACCCTCTGCTCAAGAAATGGAAAGCAAACCAGTACGGCGGCAAGTTCAAACTGCTCCCTTTTGGTTATGGTCGAGGATCCCGCCAGGTTGCTGATGTCACCAAACTGGATGCAGACCAGGTGAATCTGGTTGCGTTCTATCCTCCTGCAAAGCCTGGAGCCAGAAAGCGCAAATCGGTTCTGTGCCTGGTTTCTGATTTGTCAGTCGATTCGTTTGATATAGAAATGGCCGAGCTTTACAAACAACGTGAAGCAGAATTGGCTGAACCTGCTGCTGCTGTTGTAGTTGACAAGACCACACTCAATGATCTGATTGCTCGGTATGTGGATCCTGAGAATGGATACCTCAAAACCTGTAAGGACCAGGTTAATATGAAGCATCACCTGGATTTCTGGGGGAAGCGTCTGGGGAATGAGCTGGTCAGTTGGAAAGATGCCAAGGGTAAATCCATGTGGCCGCGTAAGATTGCTGAGGGTCGTGATTATATCCTGAAGGACCGAAGCGGAAGCACTGCCAATAATTACATGGCCACACTCGGCTCCGTGTTTTCATTCTGCTCCACGGAAGATGTCGCGCTTTGTGAAGAAAACCCTGTGGCAAAGGTTACGAAATCAAAAGTGGATAATGAACGTGTCAGGAAGCTCGATGAGGAGGAACTGGCCGCGCTGCTGATGGAGTGTCAGAAGTCTTCGGAGTTGTCCAAGCTCGGTGCCACTCTTGGCTCGGCGGATCTGTATGACATGGTGATGTTTTCACTGCTGAGTGCGTGCAGATTCAGTGAGTGTAAAAAATTAAGCTGGGAACATGTGAGCTTCGAAGATAATGATATGGTTTTTGTTGAAAGGAAAAACGGGGAGGATCACCACTTCAGCATCGAGGATCCTGAGCTTCAGGAATTACTCCAGAGGCGTTTCCAGAATGCCGACAGTGCCATGGTGTTTCCTAAGCCGGAGGTAAGAGGTGCCTTTGAACGTGCCTGTAAGCGTGCAGGGATTGAGGATTTCCGCTGGCATGATCTGCGTCACACCTCAATCAGTTATGTTCTGATGTCCGGTGGAACGCTCAAGGAAGCCCAGCAGCACGCCGGGCATAAATCATATCAGTCCACGCTGCGCTATGGTCACCTGGATACGACCACCACCAAAAAGACCAGTGGGATGATTTCTAACCGTATTAAAGGAGTAAACTGATGCAACTCTATGATACTGATGACATGATGATCATTGCCCCCGATGGGAAAGGGGGGTTCACCGTGATCAGTCGAGGTGAGATCGAAGGCTGGATCCGTAAACAAGGGATCGAATTTGAATTTGCTCATGTTGATGATCCTGCAACCTGGTTGGCGGCGGGCTACTCAATTTCTGATGTACGTGATTTTATTATTGCACATTATTAGCATAATGTTCATGAATATCCGCATGGATTATTTGAGCATCGGATCCCGGATCCGCAAAGTCCGTGTCCAGCACGGACTCAAACAGGATGAGTTTGCTGAGAAAATTTCATGCAATCGGCATTCTCTGAGTCGTATCGAAAGCGGGAAACAGCCGCCGCCACTGGAGATTATGGTGGCACTCTGGACTGTCTACAAAGTCGATTCCAATTGGATCCTGAACGGGGTTGAACCACATCCAGAGGATTTGGATAGTGATCGTCTCAAGGCGGATCTGTGTATCTGTCAGGATCGGTTAATGGATAAGATCCAACTGCTGAAAATGCTCCGCGATTTAGTTGATGAGAAGGCTTGATGTATCAACGAATGTATCAACAGGACGTTTTCAACTCACCATGGGATGTGATAATCCTTGTAAGTGGTTGATATTGTTTGGTAGCGGGGGAAGGATTCGAACCTTCGACCTTCGGGTTATGAGCCTGACGGCCATAAATAAAATCAATAGGTTAGGTCCGTTTTGCATGTATCAACAGGTATCAACGGGCCTCCTATGTATCAACGATGTAACAACATCGACTAATAACTCCAAACGGCTTCGCGTTCCAGAGTGTCTAAATGGATGAACCTTTTTTTATGCTCACCCTTCTGAGAAAATCCAATCCCATTGAATCCGATCTTCCTGGATTCCTCCATAACCTTGAGGGCTTTCGGCCCGTATATTTTGATGTCAGCACCACGGCCCTGGAGATGCGCCGACTTCGGATACCCTCCTGATTTTTTATTGTGTGCCTCACATCTCAGCCCGCTGGAAATTGGCAGCGCACCACAAACGTTCCGCAGTTCCTGAAGTTTCCGCATGAATTCCTCATCCATATCATAGCGGCCACATTCCCCGCATCGGCAAGCCATCTCTGACTTGGAGAAATTGGCCGTGATCATATCAACCATAATCACTCCAACAGTAAGTATGAAAGTGCGGCGTAATATAAGCTGACCACACTAGAGTTTCCCATCCGCTTCCAACTTGGAGCGCATTTCAAGGACGAGTTTATCATCCAGGGAGTTGTCAGTCCGCTTGGCAGCCCACTCGCAGAGCATCACCAAGACCCGCAGTACCACCCTTTCTGATAACAGTGAGATGACCAGAGTTTTTGCTGCTCCGGCCAGTAATGGAACGATCATGGCTTCCTTTCCTTTGATGTTTTCATTACGCCTTTCCTCCTATCCTTCCGCTGAGGATGAAATCCTTGAGGGTTTCAATTTCACGCTCCAGGTTTGCCATCTGTTGATTGATCGCGGCAATGCTGGTTTTGACCTCGATGATGTCTGTCTTGTCCAGTGAGTCTCTGACCAGATTCTGAAGGTCATCCGTGAGTTTCAGCCTATCTTTTCTTGCTTCCTGTTCTTTGCGGAAATAATAAAGTGCCAACACCAAAAGCATCCCGCCGACAATACCCTGGCTCATGAACATATCAACCAACTGATTCGGCAGCTCATTCAGGCTGCTTGATTGTTGGGTCACCTGATGGTCAGGATGGAACTGTTGCGGCACCCGCTGATACTGCTCGGCCATCAACTGGTCGGCATAGACAGGAAAAGACCACAACAAAAACATAAATATAATGAATGCCTTTTTCATCAGCTTCCTATCACCTGGGCCTGGTCCACACTGGTCATGTAAGGTCCAGGTTCGATCTTACCCCGTGGCGGCTCCCGCTGCTCTGGTTGTGGTTGATACTGCTGCTGAAGCTGGTCCGTATAGTTCAGTGTTGGGTCCATGTTGTACTGGAAAAAACGGCTGAGGCCGTTGCGGATCTGGGGTGAAAGCCGCGGCGTTTTACTCATGAAGGATTCCATGAGCTTCCGCATTTGGTCCTGATAAAGCCTCGGATAAACCTGTTGAATGGTGTTCATGTGTTCAGGCATCAACGTGCCTGATGCAACATGCATGAGGATCCGGTTTGGATCATTCATGATTTCCACACGGCGCATGAATCTAATGATGTCCGGGAAGGGTGGAAGGATCGGTTCATCATTCTGGAAAACGGCCATGTTCTGATTCAGTGGATTTCCAGGCTGATTTTCATAGAGGTAACTGACGCCGTTGGCCATGGTCTGGATCAATTCCTGACTCAACATTTGGTCACCACTGGATGCTGGAACCATGGCGGCGAAGCGGGTGGCAAGGGCTTCAGGGTTTCCAACCAGGTTGTTGAGATCATCCCGGATTGTTTTGAACTGGGAGATGGTTTTCTCAGGAGTTGGTGGTGCAGGGTTGGGAGCAACTGCTGCGGATCCGCGTGAGATGGCATTGATCCCTTTCATGATTTTTTCTTCTGACTTGGTTGCAAAATTAAGCATTCCACCATAATCATCCATGCGGCTTAACATACGGGCCGCCAACATATCCCCGGATTCTCTCAAGTATTTGCGGCCTATCATCCCTGCTGCTGTCATTCCTGCTGCGCCCAGGCCCCCGGAAATGATGGAGTCCATTCCAAACATAATCCCAGCAGATCCACCCATGGCAGAACCCATGATGTAGTCAGTCAGGCCAAACATGTTGTTTCTTTTCTCCCTGGCAATGGCTCCCTCAAGCACCTTCTGGGTGGTGGCCAGGTGTCCATAGGTTTTTTTCAGATCCTTGAATTTCTGGATCAGATCCGCAGGGATTCCTCTTTGTTGTCCAAGGCGTTGTGCAATGGCTTCCAATGAATCCTCAGATCGCTCCCGGATGATTCCTGCCATGACATTGTAATAATCTGCATCATCTGGATTCTTTTTGAAGTCAGCCAGGAACTTCTGGAAAATCTTTTTTTGTGCTTCCGATTCTTCAAAGGTCAGGGTCTTGCCAATCTTTAACTGCTTGAGAACCGGGTGGACATTTTTATATGCAAGATCCTCAAATGCATCAATTGACTCCTCGGCCCGCTTAATCTTCGCCAACATCCGAGGGTCGGTGCTTACTCCTTTCTGGAGCATCTTTTTAAGAATCTGGTCCCGCATTTCATCAGCAACCACACGCGGGTCAAACATCAAATCTGCAATTTCACTTTTCAGGTTTTTCTGTTTGTCCGTGATGGATTTAATGATGGTTCCAATATCACGGCCATAGGCTGGCAGCAGCTCCTCATTGATCTCCCTCCAGGTTTCTTCATGTTTACCGAGGTTCTTGATGACGCCCTGCTTGTCCATGGATCGTATGAAGGCACCCAGTTCCTCGACACGTTCAGGATATCCCATCTTGGAAGTGACCAGGTTCAGCTCCGGCTGCCTTGGATCAAGGCTTTTCCAGTATCGGAAATTGGCCGCCTCAGTCAGTTTGCTCTGGCCTTTCGCCAAGGCGCTGCTGATCCCCCCTAAGACACCCCCAGCTGTTGCACCCCAGCCAGCTCCAGCCATGACATGCTCGGCATAGAGGCCATAATTCTTTTCATCATCGAGCATGAAATCACTGGCCGCATACATCGATCCGACAACTGTACCCTCGGCAGCCCCTCCGGCGGCCCCCATCAATGGGCGGGATTCTAATAATTTTTGTGCTGAGGTTCCAATGCCTGGAGCTTTGGTGGCTGCTGCTGCGCCCTTGGCTTTCATTGCCCCCTGAACCACACGCCCGGCTCCTCTGGCTAATGCACCCGTTCCAAGGTAAGGGACAAAGAAGGATGCAATCTCTCCGGTGGTGGAGCTGATCGGATTCTCTTCCCGGTACATTCGGATCTCATCAGGTGACATTCCCAAACCTTTGAGCGCACCATCGGACAATCCAAACGTAAGCCCACGGGCGAATCCCAACGCTCCAGATTTCACCTCACTCAGAGGATCATCCTGGATTTCTTTACGAAGCAGCCTGGTTTCTTTTTCAGATTCTGGTGCATAGGTATACCCGGCTTCCAGTGCAACGCGGGCATTCTCGGCGGGTACTGTATACAGGGCGTTATCTGCACCAATCAAAAATATATCTTGGCCCTTGATGAATGAGTAATCCCCGGATGCAATTAGATCCTGGACCCGTTCATCTGCAACAGTGACGCCCGTTTGATCCCGGTAGGAATAGAGTCTAGCCATTAATCTGCAACTTTAGTAACGCCTGGAACTGGTTGAACCTGCTGCTGGGAGGGTGCGCCATAAAATTCCTGAAAATTAAGATCACTTGGACCAGGCATCAACCCGCTGCCTTTTTGGAAACCATAGATGGAGTTCAACATGATGGTGTCCAATCCCTCCAATGATGTTCTTAGCTCACCCAGGGTGATGGTGGCCAGCGTGGTTTGTGGCAGGAGCCTTTGAACCAATTCCTGCTCAGCTGCCGACATAGCTTGCCCGACTTTGGCAATATCATTCTTGAACTTCAGGAATATGGAGGTGGCCGTTTGTTCCAGGGCTTTGTATTCTTGCCCTTTCACTCCTTTTATAGTCATCCCAGACTGAATTGTAGTATCCACGAGGCCCGCTTTGTCTAACTTATCAAGCATCTCAAAGGCTTTTTGCTTGTTTCTCATTATTTCATAGTAGGCTCCTGAGATTTGCCGACCTTCTTTTTTGATCTGGTTCATTTCCTGTTCATTAGGATTACCCATGATCACCCCAAGCCCATCGATGTAGTTCCTTCCTTTCTTGCCTTGCGCCATCCACATCTGAGGTAGGATTGAAATGTAGTTTTTCATGGCGCTGATAGTCAGATTATCAATGTTTTGCTGTGCGCCTTGCTCAAGCTGGGCCTGTAACATTTTCAAGGATGCCAGTGCTTGAGCTGCTTGACCTTTGGCCCCAGCTGCTGCAATCGCCTGGTTTGTTTTGTTTAATGCAAACTGAATCATCTGGCCACGTTGCTCCTGGAGGATCCGGCGCTGCTCCCTTGCAGAAAGCAGTTTCATTTCCTTAGTCTTGAGCTTGCGCTGCTGCTCCCGGTCAATTGCCTTATCAATGATCTGCATTGCATAGTTAGGTGTTCCACCGAATGTGGCAGCTGCTGCTCCGAGTGCTGCGCCTATCACGGCCAGGACCGTCCGGGTGGTGTCACCATCGAAGGGCGGGCTTATTTCTTCCTGGGCAATTTCATCGATCTTGGTTGTGTAAACTCCAATTTCTTTGTCTACGTTTTTGGTGAGGGCATCGAGATCCATGTCGATTTTGAATTCATCAAACATGAAGTTGTAATACGTTTCAACAAACTCAATGGCTTTGAGTGCGCTATCCGCGGCATTAGGGGTTAAAATGTTTCTTTTGACTGCCGTGGTGTAATTGGTTCTGAAATCCCCGATCTGGCTCGTAGGCATAGGCATCCCAGACCGTGCAGCAAAACCTTGATCCTCTGTTTCAACAATCTCAGCCTCGGCGGCCTCTTCAATAACCTTCGGCTTGTCCTCCAGTAGCTTTTCGGTTTCAGTTAACGATTTTACTGGAACAGCCCCTATTCCCAACGCACCCAATCCGGCGGTGTCCCTGGCTCCTTTTGTCAAGACGCTGCCGGAATCATACGCCTCCTGCATTTCGGTTGGAGTTGGAAAATCACCAGGTGCTGCAAGTTGTAACTCTTCCAGGCTTTGACCTGGTGCTGTTGCCATGATTTGCCTTTCATCCCGGCTTGGCATTGAAGTCCCAATATCCCTTTTATCTCTCCGGCGTAACATATCCGCTTCGATGGGATCCGCATCACCTTCCAGCAGCGGCGGATCTTCCATGAATCGACCAGATGCAAATTCTGAATCCGGTCCTGCTGGTTGTGAACCTTGTGCTATGAGATCCAGGAAGTGCTGGACATTCGGATCTGTGCCGCCTTCAGCTGAGGGCATCGGTTGCTCTGGAGATCCAAACCTGGCAATCAATTGCTGGTGCGCTGCAAGCTCTGGATTGAGCTGATTGGTACTGACTAGGAATTCATACATTCCCCGTGCATCTTCAACGGCCATTTTCCAACTCCCTTAATCGTTCGTTTATATTTGCCTGTCCTGCCAGGATTGCCGCGAGGCCGTGGTTCATATTGAGAACCTTGCCTTCAGGGGTGTCCTTTACAAAGGATTTACCCATTGAACTTTTCTCCAGATCCTGGGCCATGATTCCAACAAAGGCACCGGGTTCCGCATAGGGTTTGCTAGGGTTTTTATATTGGTATTGATAGGCATTCAGAGCATCCAGGAATCCCTCAACTTCAGAATCCGCGCTGCGTATATCTTTTTTCATCCGAATGTCGGAACCCGGAGCTGCCCAGACCGCATAAGATCCAAGTGTAGTTCCTGCAAGGCTGATCAGAGAGGCCAGGATCGTATCATCACGTTTCTGTTTATTATTCTCCCGGTTCCAGGCTGCTCCAAGTTCATGAATGTATCTTTGAGTTTCGGCATCCAGCTCCGCCAGATCCTTCTGTAGAGTAAAACCCATCTTTGTAAGAGTGGCCTGGACTTCTGCCAGATCGATGGTCACCTCAAGCTCCTGTGCAGCCATATCACCCTTGTATGCGGCAATCGCCAGGGCCTGGTCCATGGCTTTACTTTGGAGACTGAGATTGGCATTGATCTGGGCAATAGCCAGATCCTTCTGGAGATTTGCCAGATTGGTTGCAAGGTTGAGCTTACCCTGCTCCACGGCCTTGATCCGGCGCGCTTCCAGGTTTGCAAGAGCAGTATTCTGATTTATGGTTGCCTGGGTTATCACTCTGGTGAGTGCCGTCTGTTGAATGGCTAACTCGGTTGCCTGTGCAAACTCTGCATCCTTCATCGCCTTCTGGCGTCTGGTTTCCAGGTTTGCCAGCTCCACCTGAAGCTCCATGGTGCCTTTGACCCGGTAAACTTCAATGAGGGCTTTTTCAGCGTCTATGGTTTCCTGTGATCTCAACTCTGCGGCTTGGCCTGTTGCTTCCTGTTGAGTGGACATCCACATGTTTCTAAGCTGGCGGATCCGTGCAGGATCAGCCGCTGCTCCGGCCTGGAGTCCAAGCAACTGTTTCAGGTTTTGTTCTGTTGTTCTTTTGAGTTGCTGCTGCGCCGGGCTTGTGGATGCACCTTTGATCCGGTCCAGGAAATAATCCGCGACTTCATCCAGATCACCAATGCTTTCAATATCATCCATTGTGAGGGCAGTGATGGTATCAACAGTCACCTCGTCAGGCTCATCCACTGTTCCAACCGTGGGTGCGGTTGCTGGGTCAATAGTTCCAATGGTTGGTGCAGTCGCACCAGTAACCTGTTGTCCTTCCCATGCGACTCTGGCCTCGGCCTCTGTTTTATACAATCCATTCACACCACCTTGACCTGCCCACCATTCTTTAAAATTGTCGGATGCTGCAATCTGAGGTGCAGCCGTTTCAAACTCTGCGACCTCAGCAGGAGTCAGTTCAAATGCTTCCTTCCTCATTGCCTTGGACATTGCTTTTTCCCACATTGCCCTCAGCGTGGGTTCACTCAATCGGTTGATTGGTAATGTGTTATTATTATCTGCAATGATCTGTGCAATGAACTGATCATAAGACTTGTCAAAATTGATGTATGTCCCTGTTATCGGATCTGTGGTTTGCAGATATTTCGTGAGTAGTTCCACCATTTTTGGAACTTCAGTGCGTCCTTCATCGGTGGCCACTGTCATCTTAGTCTTGAATGCAGACTCAACCTCTGATTCAGGCAGGTAATCAAAGGTTGGGATTTCCCCCTTTGCTTTCAGGACATCCCAGGTGTCATCAGTCAGAAGAGCATTGAAATAATTGTCTTTGAGATCCGTACGTTCTGCATCAATCTCGTCATCTGCATCCTCAGCTTCTTTCTTGGTTTTGTATTCGTTGCCTAACTTGTCTTTGTATTTGGGTGGTGGTGGAAGTAAGGAGTCACCGTTCCCGGCTCCACTTGTGTCGGTGAGATTCTTTTGTTGAGTGACAACTATTGCAGCATCATCAAGGTTGTCGATTCCACTCAGATTAGTGCCACCACTTGAGATGATGGTGACATCTCCATTTTCATTGGTCACTTTGGTGAGGATGGTGCCATCATCTAATATTTTAATATTCTCAGGCCAGTCATCCTTTTCCCCCTTCTGTCCAAGGTCGCTAAGGTCACCAACCACCCCCTGTCCGGGCGTCTTGGTTTTGACAGGTGGTGTATAACCAACTGGCCAATTACCATATACCTCTTTCCACCGTTCAGGGGTGAACCACCCACTAAGGCCCGCGAAGTATTTCCCTGTGTTTATACCCGTACCCGTCTGCCCGAAACTTGTACCATCACCACCTCCGCCACCCCCGGTGTCACTAAGATCACCTATATTTGCTGCCCCTCCGGTGTGCGATACTGTTGTATTCGTGGTATCTGTATACATTTTTGATGGGTCAAAATCCTCATAACTCCGTATAGGTCCACCCCCTGGTCCCATCCCGTACCCTCCAATCGGCTTCCCGGATCCTCCAAATGCTTCGAGCAGATCGGCCTCACCCTGGTTGATCGCAGCAAGACCCTCACCACGTTCTTGTAATATTTGCGCCAGGCGTTGCAGCTCGGCCTCGGACATTGTTGGATTCATTGAGTAAGCCATTTAGACCAGTTTTTGCTGAGGAAGTGATGCAAATGTGTTTCTCATGCCGACCTCCAGCATGAGGTTCGTGATGGAGTAAGCTTGGCCAGGATCTGAGGAAACAGTGTCCTGAAATCGGAAACGTACCGAATCACATTTCTGACGGGCCAGGTGGATGTTGAACTGGTAAACGCCGTCTGCAACCAGGTTCGTCCCTGCACCATAGTATTCAGATCCATACGGTGATTCATCGCCATATTCGTTCAACCCGGTTGCATCTGCGAAATTGAATGAGTGCTTTTCATTGAAAAACTGTTCGAAATTGTAAGCAATCCGGGTTTCCAGGATATGATTGGATTTATAATCTCCTAAAACCAAGGCCCTGCGGACCCGTTGCAGTCCCTGAATTTCAGCTGTTTTGATCCAGGCCGTGGTGAGTTTGAGAACAATCGCCATATCAACATCCTGGTAGGAATCACTTTCTTGATAGACGAGGCCCCCGGAGGTTCTGAGATAACAGTATTTATCAGTGCCATCCCAGATGACTGCACCTGTGGCACTATGGTTTGTGAAGGTGGCCCATTTCCCATAATAAAAATCATAGACCAGGCAAGGGCCTGCCTGAGTGGTGAATCGAACTTGTGAATAATCCTTGACCATCACGGCGCTGCTGATCGTTTCATCATTGTATGCTTCCACCGCGGCCCCGATATAGATCGTTTCCATTTTACGATCCAACAAATAGATCCCTTTCTGGGACTTAAACATGATCCCCAGAGGGGTGAGGATGAGGCTATCAACTCCGGTGCATCCGACATCTCCAGTAACCAGCTGAGGTTCTGAAAAACTGTTCTGCAAACCTGCATCCGTTGGGCCTGTTCCTGTAATATAGAAGATCCTCTGAGGTTCAAAGATTACCAACTTTTCATCCATCTCCATGAGTCCGGTCACACGCTCAGCCTTGTTCATGACAATGGAGAAAACATCACTGAATTCCACAGGAGACTTGGCTTGCCGTTTTTTGCTGTAGTAAAGCAACTTAGGATTTTCGGAACTTACTGCAAAAAGCCGATTGTTGAAAATTCCCATCACGGAGGTTGCAGGCGGGGAGATGTTTTCAACAATT